TCAGTCCCATAGATTCACCGTTTCGGTTTTGGCCGCGCTGTCGGTCTCGGGCAGCTCGACAGCCGTGCCGTGCGGCAGAACGACGCCGAGCTCAGACAGACCGGGATTAGCCTTTAACACGATTTCGACTACTCCCCCGGTGCGCCCGTAATACCGCGCGCAAATCGCGTCGAGGGTGTCGCCCTGCAGCGCATACACTTTCATCAGATTTGCCCCACAATGCAGCGCGCTTTGTCCTGAATGCGCGCCCCTGACCAGCGCATATCCCGCCACATTTCATCGATAGTGCTGTCGATGCTGTCGGCCTTTTTGTCCCCTTTGGCGGTCGCATCCACGCCACGAAAACGCTCATAAAGCGTGGCCGTCGTCATCGAACACACGGCGTTGAAGTAGTGGAAAACCCGCACACTCTCGCCGTCGAGCTCGTCGGTCGGGACATCAGCCAGCGTGCCGTAACCGGCATCGAGCTGACGCTCGCGCCACTCGCCCAGCTCCGCGTTAGTCTCCGCAATGGCGGTCTTAATCGCCCGGCGCAGGCGCACAGGGGAAACGGTCTGCTCAAGGCGCATTTCTTCACGCACGCGCTTCGGGTCAACATCAGGGTAAAACGGGGTATTTTTGATTACCGGCTCGCTCACGCCCGGCGGCGGTATCACCACGCCCGGCACGTCCTGCGGCTCTTTGTTTTGCTCAATAATCAGCGTCGTCATGACAACCTCGGGTAATAGGTTGGGCGGTGGACGCCGGTCGCAGTCAGGGCAATTGATACCCGCATTGACCGGCGTGCCGCCCGGCTCGGGGAGCGCTCGGTTAACCTGCGGCTTTTGCCGCCTTTGGTGGACGTCCACGCCGTGCCGCCGGTTTTTCGGCGGGTTTGCGCACACGCGGTTTAATCGTTTTGGTTTTCGGTGCCGGTTCGGGTTTTGGCCTGAGCTGGCGCTCTAACTGCTCGATGTCTTTACGCACACCGATAGCGCTCTCTAACTGGATCGCACGCTGCAGGTGCGCCAGCGCCTCGGGCAGTTGCTCCGCATCACGCAGCACGTAGCCGGTGATTTTGTGCAGTTTTGCGCGCACGATGTCCGGCATATCAGCACGCTCAGTCAGCGCGAGGGTGTCGAGGAGGTTCGCCAGTTCGACCGGCTGTTTAGCGCTGCGCAGGCGCTGTGCGGCAAGTGCCA